TTTTGTCATCCTAGTAAGTAAAGCAATATTGTACCATGGAACGTCCATTCTCATTACAGATGATATTCACTTATCCGCTCTGAGATGTAAAGGACGACCAGCCAAAATGTCAGTTATTAGGGTTTCAGCATATTTTTCATTAAGAAATAATAAGCTGTCCTTTAGTAAAAAACGCTTTGGTTGGTCCATTGGTGACATTAATGTTTTCAGTAACTCTTGTAACGTTATTTTTCCTGAATTAGCAAGCATAGAAAGTAGACCTAACAGATTAAATTTGTAAGATCCAAGTTCTAAGATGCTACGAGACGTTACTCTTTTAATGTAACGAATCGGATGTTTTATATTCATTTTAGGCAATAGTTGGAATAAGATATTAATTCTACCCATTGCATTATTCTGAGATATAAACATCTTTCAAGAAATAGCTGATACATAATACCCGTTTATTCAAGACACTTTTGCAAATTCAAAACTTTTATTATGAGAGACTACAGATTTGGATAAATTAATACCGACTCCGTATCCTTTCATTAATGACAAGTATTCTTCTGCAATATCTTTCTCGAATAAAACAATATCATCACCTAAAAGCTCATATTCAGTATATCATTTTGTATAGGGGAAAAGACCCCTTACATTATTATATGCCTGTTGAACTATTAAGTGGTGAGTAAGGGCGAGCATTGCTCAACTTGATAATGCTCCCATAGGTTGACCTACTGCATACTTAACAGTGATTACATCTATACCCGACTTATCAGGGTACAGTAATTTGTAATCACGATTAATCAACAGTTGCCTCCAAGAGGAAGCAGCCTCAACCCCTATTAATGGTTGAAGCACTGCTTCTTGTAAGGCAATAGGTAACCTATCAGTAGCTGCAGATAAATCATAACCGAATGATCGTCCATATTTGGCAACTTTAATAGAAGCTCTTTTAACTGCTTCTTGTTGGTCAAATGTGGCGTCATTGGGAAGTGATTTAAGAAATTTGAAAATCATCTCATGGAGGGGTTTCAACACAGATTGTGTCCAAACGTCCACCAATGCAAAGACTCTCAATTTTCCAGCAGCTTCTTCCTTAATAGCTAGTTGTCCAAGGCTTGGATAATCACTTTTAAGAGGTTCATATTTCGGTAATACTTGAGATTCGTTGATAAAATTAAACCTTAAAAAGAGTTTAGTTTGGTCAAAGGATCGTAGTAATTGCAAAATATGGACATCAAGATTTTCACGGACAAGTCCGTGAACATCTCATAATCACCCATTCCAAGAACTCTTAGCGGTCGGAGAGGCCGTCTCAAGAGGAAGTAAACCAAATTCTTTAGATAGAATGGATTTATCAAAACGTGAAGCTATTCTTTGGGAGATTTCCCTTAGATCAGTAACACCTCGTGATAATTTATTCTCATCACCGGAAAATGGATCCGTTATCGTCTCTAGTTTAAGTTTACCGGGTACTCGTATCACTCTATAAAGAGAGTACAAGGTTAACCAGTATCTTATCCTAAAGGCGTGTCCCTGTCTAATTTGTCTTCGATCACTTAACGGTATAAACCGTGGTAATCGAGATGTAGTCAAACGGGGTAACGGAAGACCAGGTTCAATAGCCCTTAAGCTTTTGATCTGATCTTTACTTATACACTTCTGTATCGCTAGATGGCAAGATTTTAGGTACTTTACCGTAGTTAATGAACCATGATTTTTAGTCATGATTAATAAATAGCGGCAAAATCCATACAAAATTTTGAGTTCTCGAAAGAGGCTTACTTGCTTATCAGTACAGGCGAGGATTACTCTTCACCCTAACTGCTTAGCAAGTCTGAGTAATTCGAAAGAATTACCTAGCGAAACCATTGGTTCGTGTCGAATGTTATCTCTGAAAGCATTCTTAAAAGGAAACATGATTGGCGGCGATTTACGATCTGAAATCGATCTCCCTAAAGAGGTCAATTTTTGGATATGTAAAAACCGCTGTCTACTGTCCTGTATAAACAGTACAGTAGAACGAGGTATGCTAAAATTATTTTTAGTGTTCTTCATTTCATGGTTTTAATTAAGTTTGCTCGATGAATACATCCAGATAGTTAAGTACA